TCGGTAGCCCAGCGGGCCAGCGTATCGACGCTGCAGCATCGGCCATCCTCATGGCTTACGTCATGCAGAAGGCATCCGTGGTCATCGACGGATACACCGTCAGCGCCGCGAACACAGGAGGCGTCCCGATCGCGTTCAAGCTCACCGATCTCGGCGTGGCAGTTGCCCATATCGTCGCTGGACAAGAAGGCGACATTACTGTAGGTTCAACCGTCATTTCTATCGTGAAGAACCCTGCTTAATGCAAATCATCCCGGTTAATTACCCCGAGCCGCAGAGTCAGATGACCTTGCGGCTCATCGGTCAAATCACTGACCTAATCATCCACCACTCCGACGGACCGACGATGCAGAGCCCACTCGACATAGACGCCGAGCACCGCGTGCGCGGCATGTGTATGATAGGGTACAACTACATCATCAACGGCGAAGGTCAGGTATACGCAGGCCGTCCGCTCATCTATGTACCGTCAGCCGCGTACGGACGCAACCCGGAGTCGGTCAATGTGTGTGTGCTAGGGGATTTCCAGAGCGACGATCCTGGGTATACCGGCGTACCTACGGGGGCCCAGATTGACGCCCTCATGGCGCTGAGTATCCAACTCCACCACCAGTACAGCACCATTGTTCGAACCATTGGGCATTGCGACGTAGCTACTATGTTCTACCCGAACGACACAGCGGACTATTCTACTGCGTGTCCCGGCGACAAACTGTACCTGCTCCTCCCCACGATCAAGTCAGCGATCACTAAGGCGATGGCCTCCCTGTAAAGGCGTGACTACTTGTTAAAGCTAACGCGCACGAAGTTCGCCCTCGCCCCAACCTGTAAGACAGAAGCCCAGCAGACGTTCTGTAACAACGTCCTAGAGAACACGATCTCCTTCGGTATCGGTTACCCCGGTACCGGGAAGACCCACGGGGCCGCACTAGCGGCTCTCTCTTTACTCCGAGAAGGTAAGGTGTTGAGCATCCTCGTCCTTCGGCCAGCAGTGGCCGTCGGACGTGAGATCGGATACCTCCCCGGCGACGAGCAGGACAAGATAGGTCCGTACAACAGTCACATCTTAGAGATCCTCACAAGCATGGTAGGTGACGAGGACATCATCGACAGCCTCATTGAAGAGGGCGTCATCGCGTTCCGGCACGTTGGGTTCTTGCGCGGTTCGAACTTCAACAATGTCGTAGCTCTCATTGACGAAGCCCAGAACCTTACGAAGGAAGAACTCTACCTCCTGCTCACGCGCATCGGCGACAACAGTAAGCTCGTGTTGATCGGAGATTCGAAGCAGACCGACATCCCGGATTCAGGCCTTGAGGAAGTCATCGGCATGATCGACGATCTCAAGGGAGTATCGGTCACAAGGTTCACAGCAGATGACTGCGTTCGACATGGTATAGTAAAGGAAATCATAAAGCGGTTCTACGAGGACGCATAATGTTCGACCAGTTCAGAGAAGTCCTTCAGGGACTTGAAGAGTTTGGGGATGCTCCGCCGATCGCGGGCGTCCCTATTTTCATTCCTGAAGAACGCCCCCAGTGGCTCTACGACTTCTGTATAGACATTTGTGGACACTATAAACTTCAACCCCAGCCCCACTACGAGATGATTAACTTCATCGAGCGTATCGTGGGGGACTGCCACTTTAACTCGACGGTGGATACCGAAGCGTACATGATGCTCGTGCCCCGGGGTAACTACAAGACCACTATCGCCGCCGAGGATCTCTGCGTCGGCATCCTCACGAAGAACCCTAACGCGCGTATCCTTATCACCTCGAACACAAAAGAACTGGCCGAGGATCGCGTTACCGCTATCAAGAACCACTTTGAGAAGAACGAATCTTTTAAGAAGGAGTACGGCAATGATTGGAAGCCCGCGCATCGTGAAGGCGTCTGGAATAATAATTCAATTCTTATATCGAAACGCACTGAGAATTTCCGTGAGCCTAGTATTATGGCTGCTGCGGTCGGATCCGAGGTCACCGGGAAGCACTTCAATTACATCGTGGCAGACGATCTTGTTGATTTTAGAAACACTCGAAAGAAGGAACAAAGAGATAAGGTCTACGAGTACCTCTCTAACCTCTGGTCACTCCTAGACGGCGGCGGCGTCCTCTTCGTCATCGGCACCCACTGGCATCCCGATGATGCGTACGTGCGCCTGCGTAAGCGCGACAAGAAGCGCGTAGAGGACGGCAAGAAGCCGTTCTACCAGTATTACATCCGCAATTGTTACGACGGTCCTAACGGCCTCTACTTCCCCAAAGAGTACCCGCATGAGCGCCTGGAGTTCATTCGCGAAGAGAACCCGCAGCGTTTCGCATCGAACTACCTAAATCAACCCGTAGCGAATGAAGACCTGGTATTCAAAGAGGAATTCCTCGTCGAGAAAGATTTCGACTACTTCACCCAGGGCGGACGCGGCATCGTGCAGGACGGGAACATGAAGATCCCAGTCGATGCCGTCATGTGTTGGGATACGGCGGGCACGAAACAGAACGTACGGTCGGACTATCACGGGCTTACAATACGCGGCACCGACGTTACGAAGCGTATATGGACCCTCGTCGCCGAACAGAAGAAGGGCACCGTCAGCGAGGTGGTCTCGCGGGTCGTTGCACTCATATCGTTGTACAGGCCCCGTGTACTCATCATTGAGGCCGTCGGTGCGTACGATCACTGGAAAGAGAAGGTCGAGGAGCGGCTCAAAGAGTTCGACATTCGCGTGTCTATCGTCGAGTCCCAGCATCGCGGCATCCCTAAAGAGGAGCGGATCGCCATGCTAGAGCCCAACTGGTCAGCTCGTAAGTGGGTCATCAAGCCCGACCAGGAGGACCTTAAGGGGCAGATTTTCAGCTTTTCAATGGATAACAAGCTAGCACACGATGACATCATTGACTCGTTCGCTATGGGTGAAGGGCAGTACCGAGACCCTGGGGACATGTCGTTCACGTACGAAGAGGACTCGACTGACTACGAATATCTGAATCATCTGCAAGAGCAAGGCGTTCGTACTGGAGGATTCTTTACACGCCGTAGACGATAATGTGATAAAATGTTGACAACTGACGAAAGAGGTGTTTCATGGCTGCTAAGAACTCAAAACCAGACGCACAAGCGACGAGTCTTCCTTCGATCTACAGCGCACTCAGCGGAGGCAAAGATTCAAAGGAGCCTAACAAAGTAACGAAGATCTACAACGACTTGCAAGGTGGAGCGGGTAAAGGCTCGGGCAAGAGCGGCAAAGGCTCAAGCATGGGCACGAACGAAATGGGCCTCCCAAAGAATACCGGCAAGGGCTACGGACAGAAGTAGTATGAAGAAAGATAAAGGTCCCAGCGTTGCCAAGAAAGTCGGCATGAAGATCGACGCACTTGTTGGGAAACACCCGTTAAAGAAAGCCCCCGTGGGCATCGCAAATAAAAAGGGTCCAGATAAGCACGATAAAAAAGAACCGAAGAAACCGCACAAGGGGTAGGGTGATGATAAAGAAAAGTAAGGCACTTGCAGTATTAGGCGCGGTTGCCTTACTGTTTTCTGCTGTCGTTCCTCCGCAGCCTGTTAGAGCGGACTACGCTGTCATACAGAAGCAGCTTGCTATCACGAGCACGACGGTTACGCCCGCTAACGGTCTAACTCTTCTGCCTCTTACGGGTCAAAGCTCGTGTACGGTAGAGATTATAGGCACCGCTGCGGGCACTACTCAGGTCCTACAGAACGGAACGTGGACGAATGTTGATTCCGTACAACCTTCAGGGACCGGGGCTGCTAGTCCAACAGTTAGTGGACCGGGAACCTTCATCGCCAACTGCGGCGGTATGCAAGGGTACCAGTTCGTGCCTACGTCTGTCACTGGGACAGCGACAATCTCCGTCCTCGCAAACGGCGGAGTCAGCCGTATCCTCGGCGCAGGAGTTAACGGCGGTCGCACAATCGTTGCGGGCTCAGGTCCTATCACAGTTACTAATGCGGGCAATACAGCGACAGTAAGCCTTACCGACCCGCTCCCTGTCCTCTACGGAGGTACGGGAGCAACGGCTCTCCCTGCTGGGTGTCTGCAGAGTAACGGCACGGTCGTTACGAGTATAGGCAGTAGCTGCGGCACTGGGTCCGGTACGATCACAGCGGTAACGGGTACGGGGAACATAGACGTAACGGCTGGGGCTACCCCGGTCGTTTCGATTACGAACTCCCCTACATTCACAGGGAATGAAACTTTAGGTATCTCTGGACGGTACTCTGACGGCGGCTCGGGAGCAAGCCTCTTAGATATTAATAATGGGTTAACTGGCGGGTTCACTCAGATCGGTACCTATAATAACAGTGCTAATTTTGTTAATGGTGTAGGCGGGCAGCTCCTCGGCATAGGCCTATCAATGACTGCCCCTGAGGTAGTAATCGACACAGCGGGCGATGTTTCGTCCGCAGGATCATTTTACTCTGCTGCCCTGACTTCTGGGCAGTGCTTAAGCGCCGGTGCTTCCGGTAAGATACAGTCCTCCGGTACAACCTGCGGAGGATCGTTCACGTCGATCACCGGGACCGCCCCTATCACAGTCACCTCAGGCGCTTCCCCCGTCGTATCGTGCTCAACCTGCCTCACCGGCTTGACTGCGGGGAGCAATGTATTCGTCGGTACGGGCCCGAGCCCGGGCGTTGCCGTTACGAACGCGCCTAGCTTCACCGGCCAATTGTCGGCAGCTAACCTTAAAGATACTGCGTTGACCTCAGGGGATTGTCTTACATCCACTGCGGGTGTTATCACCTCAACGTCCACAGCTTGCGCGGGCGGCCCTGTCGGGTCACTTACGGCGGGTAGCAACATAGTGTTAACCTCGCCTAGCCCTAACGTTATCAACGTAGCGGTTACGGCTGCTCCCACATTCAGTAATGTGACAGATTCCGCTCTCACGGCTGGGCATTGCTTACAGGCCTCTACCGGCGGTTTACTTGCTGTTACCGGCGGGGCATGCGCCACTGTAGGTTTGCTTTACGGCAACACGACTGCATCGTTCATTATGCCTGCTGTAGGATCGTCAGTAACTGTTGCTACTAACCTGGCGGCTAGTGCTGACCCCTATATGCCTGTCACTATATCAGACGGGTCTAGTAACGTAGTCTCCGGTGTGTATAGCAACGCAGGCGGCACTTTCACGACGAAAGCAATCATTCTAGGCGCAGCGGGCAACTCTCTAGTGCCAGGGTCGTGGATCTATACGGGCTCAGGGACCTACGGCACAGGCAACGGTACGGTAACTGGCTTAACTGCGGGTAACGATATAGTAGTAGGCACAGGGCCTACTCCCGCTGTAGCAGTAACAAACGCTCCCAGCTTCACCGGCCCGCTGTCAGCACTTACTATAGCGGGAACCGGGCTTACTACGGGCGAGTGTGTGCAGGCATCATCGCTCGGCGTGCTGACCACGCAACCTGGCGGCCCCTGCGTTACGGGCATTGTAGCGGGCGCGAATATTGTTGTCTCCGGCTCAGACCCAACCCCAGGGGTTGCGGTTACTGCAGCGCCTTCGTTTACGAATGAGCAAATCTCGAACCACATTGCTTTAGGTACTGCAGGTACCGACCCCAGCGGGGGCTTAGGGCAAATCATATTCGCGAACGCTTCGGGCTACCAAACACAACTCACCTACATGTTTCCGACCCAATCAGATCCAGTAAACACAATTACTCCAGCTATTATGGGTTGGGGCTCGAATACGACAGCGTTCTTCGCCGAGGATACTAGCGGTAACGTCGGTATTCCCGGCGTAATGCACGCTACTTCGTTTACGGGCGCAGGCACGGGGCTTACTGGCGTCGTTACAACTGTGTCCGGTACGGGCAACACATCTTCGACGGGCGGAACGACGCCTACGGTAAGCATCACGGCAGCACCTTCGTTTAGTCAGGTTTACGACACAGGACTCACGAACGCTACCTGTGTCGCCGTGTCCAGCTCAGGCATTCTCGTGTCAGCCGAAATCCAGTGCCCAGGCTCCAAGGTGAGCGCGTCCTTTGTGATCCCAGCCGTGGGCTCTACCGTAGCAATAACAATAGGCAACGGAAGAACCTGGCCTGTAAACCTTCTCCACGTAAACATTAGCGACGGCACAAACTCTATGGCAGGCGTAATCACTTCAGGGGCTACGTCAACGACCCTCACCGTAGAAAACGTGGGTATGTGGGCTGGGGCCGTAGGCAACACAATGACTACGTCGGCCATTATAGAGCCTGGGTCTGCCTTCGTACCGGCTCCTGTGTTTACAAACATAACAGACTCCTCCCTGCTTCAGAATCGTTGTGTACAGTCCAGCACTTTATTTGCCTTAGGGTCCAGTCCTGCGGGATGCCCTGTGGGAAGGACTAACGCAACTTTCGTTATCCCTGCAGTAGGGGCATCGGTTAGCGTTACCGCTAACGCGAACGCTTACTTCATAACCTATAACAACACCCCCATTGTCATTGTTGACGGCACCAACACTATGAGCGGCCTTGTTACTGCGGGAGCGGGTACGGGTACTATCACAGTCACAAATACCGGCGTAATTGCGGGGGCTGTCGGAAACACAATGGCCTCAGGGGCAATGATGCATCCAGGGCCCGACGGTTCGGCCCTTATAAACAATACCCAAGCCGGGACCCGACTGAACGGCATCCACGTCGAGAGTAACCCCAGCCTATCCGTAGGTACAGCGACTACAGCGACATTCACCTACGGCTCCACATTCGCAGCAGCCCCGACATGCACGGTGTCCACAGTGGGCGCGTTAGCTCCAACAATGAGCATCAACGCGACTCCAGGCACCTCAAGCGCCGTAGTCTATAACTCAGGCACATCCGGCACCGCTAGCATCTCCTGCATAGGCTGGTAAGTTATGGCGAACAATAAACAACGTAGTTACGTCACGCACCAACCTGAGCACGATATAGAGTTGCCGAAGCCCAAAGTAGACGATGAGAGATGGACCGGCATCGGTTCAGCTCTATACAACCTCGTTACGCTTACGATAGCTAACAGGTCACGCCTGGACTATCAGCTCGATAAAGGGAACGCATACTACGAGCAACGAGATAACGTCGAAGAAGTGGGTTCGGACATCCCGAACCCCGGCGCTCCTACGACGTTAACGCCTCTAGTAGCCGTAGCAGTGGATGAATTCGCGTCACGTATATCGGGCACGGTACTTGTACCGCGTCCGATCCTCTTTCGCGGCAATGATACCCCAGCGACCGAGAACCAGCACACCGTTGAACAGTTTATGAACAACAAATACAGCGACCTCATGTGGGATGAGCAGGTCGATACGTGCATCCAACTAGCGGGACGTGATGGCACCTCGATCATGCGCGTCACTTGGAAAGAGCACACAACCGAGCGCGTTCACCGCATCCTAGAAGATATGCCCGACGGCACCCAGAAGCGCGTCAGCAAGCGTATTAAGGTCAAACAATACTCAGACGTAGAGTGGAAGCCTATTGAACTACGCGATTTTATCCTCATACCGAACGAAGCACGCTCAGTAGACGAGGCAGACGGCTGCGCTGAGAAGATCTACATGGACGAGAACCTCCTTATGGCAATGGTTGAGGACGGTACACTCGACGGTGACGAGGTAGAGCGCGCTCTCTACTCTGTTAATCCAGGTCAATCGGAACTCTACACCGACCCCCAAGGCGTTCGTACGTACACGCTAAATAATCTCATCGACGTCGGCGACATTTCCGTGTCTACGGTCAACGGTTTGAAGATGAATCGGGGCCCTTTACGCGTCTGGGAGATCCATACCGACCTCTATGACATGGACAATGACGGCGTTTCAGAAGAAAACGTGTTCTGGATACACGATCAGACCCAAATTCTCCTCGGTTGGGCTCCTTACGAGTACGACGGAGGCCGTCCGTACTTCAACTACGCCCCGTGGCCCTATGCGAACCGCGCTTACGGCTCATCAATACCCCTCCGCTTAACTCCGTACCAAGATGAGGCCGATGCACAACAGTTAGCGCGCCTCGAAGCACTGGATCGCATCAATATTCCGGTCTACCAGGTAGATGAGAGCGTCAACATACGCGAATCCGACAAGAAACTCAGTACGCTGAGCATTATGCGCGTGCCGGACGGCTCGAACAACCCGATCAAGCTCATCCAACCGCCGCCATACCCCGAAAACTCCATGCAGGAGCAGCAACAGATCACGCAACAGGCGGATCGTGTTGTCGGGGCACCTATGACGGGCTCGTTCCCAAGCCCAGGGCAAATGCAGGGCGGAGGTGGCTCAGGGCGAGTTAGCGCAAGAGCAGCGCAGACCCAAGCAGCAGCGCAGAGTCAACAGACGAACAAGGTGCTCCAGCGCACACGCCGCTGGATGCTGAAGATGTTCAAGTTCACCCTTCTGCTCTACAAGCAGTATGCTCCGGGTCAGCTCGATGTCATCATGCAAGCCCAAGAAGGCGCACAGAAGATCCAAATCCCGAAGGAGATCCTCTCGCTCGACTACACACTCACGGTAGCGGGCAGCGGCGGTCCTCTCGACAAGGAGAAGAGTCAGGAGACCGCTCAAGGACTGTACCAACAGCTCATGGGCAACCCCCTGGTACAAGGAGATCTCAGCCTGGTGTATAACGTAACAGCATCCCTGCTTGAAGCTCACGACATCCCCGAGGTCACGCGGTACATCGGGACGTTGGATCAGGCGAAGCAGAAGGAACAACAACGGCAACAGGCCCAGCAGATGCAGCAGCAAATGGAAATGCAGAAGCAAGTCCTATCCCATACCGACATAAAAGGGAGCGGCAGTGGACCCCAACAACATCCTCCAGCGGGAGCACCTGCTTGAGATCTTAGAATCAGGGCACATGAGGGAACTCTTCAAGAAGAGTTTCCTCCCTATTTATAAGAAGCAACGTGAAGCCCTACTCACCAACCCGAAACTTGACGATAGTACCCGGCAGGCGTACATTAAGTATGGAGAGTGCCTAAAAGCCACCATACGACAACTCTACGTCGATGCTGGTATAGATACCCCCAAATGGTTCATTGAGGAGTTTGACCTGTGAGCGAAGAAGATTTCAGCCTAGACCTAGGTGATAGCGATAATAACGAAGATGATAATTTCTCACTTGTAATCGCAGAGGACCCCCCAGACGATAAAGCAGAGAACGAAGCGCGGTTCCGTCAGCTTGAGCTAGACAACGCAGCCTTACGGGCACAGCAGAACACACGCTTCGAGCATCAATACGTAGCTCCGGCACCTGCAGTTCAGCATCAGAACTTCGACCGCCGCTCTAAAGCGGAGATTGACGCTGAGATCGCCGCAAACATGGCCCTCAACCCCGCTGACTTCCTCCGTGCGAACAATCAACAGCTCGTGAACGCCGCGCAGGACGAGATGAACCGTCGCTTCAAGCCGATTCAGATTGCTACGGTGAAGCAAGCAATCCACGGCTATGCGAGCCAGAACATCAAGGACCCCGAAGTACGCAAAGAGTTCGACAAGATTATTAAGACGTACACCGAGGACCAACTGGCGAACTTTGACGTGACGAAGATAGACGAAACCTTAGCGTACACTCACAAGTTCGCGAAGGTAGAAGCTCTCGAACGTGGGCATGTACCCGAAGAGCATCGCCGCAGTATCCCGAACTATGGCGGGTCGCGCAGCGGTGGGGCTCCAGCGGGGCACAAACGTCTTACACAAGAAGATCTCAAGCTCACTCCAGCAGAGAAAGAGTACGTGAAGATCCAACGTTCGTTAGGGCAGTCTGACAACGAGAGCTATAAGGACATCCAAAACGAACGCCGTAACCCCAACAAACAAATCACTGTCTCGCATCGTGAGGGTTAATCATGGATCCATTTTCACGTAACTCAGGCCCTTGCGCTATCCCAGGCGGCCATTCCATTTCAATGGAAGAACTCGTCGGTACGAACATTAAATTCGAGGGCATGTACAACCATAGGTCGAAGTTCTCAGATGTAGGTTCTTACCTGAAGAATCCTCAACCGGAGCACATGTACGCATGGCGCGTGTATGACCGCAATCAACGCGGAGGTTTGAAGACCGACGCGAGTCGAGCAGATTCACTCTACAACGAAATGCGTCGAGGCCTGGTACGAGCCGTTGAGGTCGATGAACTCAAAGACGATCACGATCTCCCGTACGACATGCACGCGATTCAGCCACGAGGCCAAGACGGCGATGTCTCGTCAGTAGAGACAATCACCTACCGAGGGATGATGCTGGTTGAACTCAGCGAAGAGGCGTATCATAGTCAGTACCTCTCGCGGATAGCAAAGACGGCCCAGGAACTCTCAGGGCAAGCCTACGCAGAAGCGTTCTCGAACAAAGTACGAGAATCCGGCATTACCCCAGATGACGCTCTCCTCTTCTACAACGACACTGGCGAAGAGAACGGGAAGCTCAAACCGCTCCAATAGAGCACAAGGACCTAGCAAGAGAAGGGCTCACGCAAGTGGCCCTTCTTTCCTTTTGTTGACGTACGCACGAATAAACTGTATCCTTAGGATAACAGTATCTTTACAATTATGAGAGAAGGGAAGCTATGGCGCTTATTTACGCGGCCCCACCACAACTTTACATGCCTGGCGGCACTACGGGTCAGCCGAACATTCGCCAAGCGTCTCCGCTTGTACCTATCGCTGACGGCGCGATTGTCGTTTTCTCTGCAGGCACTCCAGCCGCAGGGTTATTTAACTTAAACAACGACTTCTTGCCCGGCGACACGATCTCCTACTCAATCAATGGCGTAGTCGGCTCTTCGCCGATCGTAGTCACAAGCCTCATCAATGATGCAGTGCTCGCGTTAGTCGCGGACATCAACGCTCACACGGGTACTACCGCAGTAACCGCAACGCAAGAACCGACTCCAGTCGGTTTCGTTATTTTACTGCAAGCGAATACCCCAGGCACCGCTGGCAACTCAATCGCTATCTCGATCACGACCACTTCGGCGGCAGGCACCGTGTCAGCTTCGAACACCACCCTCTTGGGTGGATCGGCTGTCGGACCTTCAGGCCTCTCACCGGCTGCAGCTAACGTTGCCTCCGGCATCGCAGGCGTCGCGGTTATGCAGTCGGTCAAGAACTACGGCGGAAGCATCAATCAGCAGCCCGCACCGACGTTCGCTTTTGGCTTCACACAAGAAGGCGACAACTGGACATTGCCTTTAGATGCCTCGCAAACGATGTATGCATCACTCGGCGGACCTGCGAGCCTCGAAATCAACCTCACTGCGGTCACCGGCTGGATCTCGGGCGGCACGTATCAAGCATACGTGGGCCTTGCAGTCGGTATCAATATCGACCCAGTTACCGGCTTCTACGTCATGGACCCGAATGCCTCCAACAAAGTCGCGACGATTGTTCAAAAGCTGAACGGCCCGAGCGCAGGCGATGTTGGCGACTTAGGCGCTCGCGTCTTAGTTACCTTCTACCCCTCCGTACTGGTCGCTTAGGAGTATCTGAATGTCAAGTATTGTCAATTCATCAACATACCTCCAAGGCGCATCGCTTGTTATTCACAAAGAATACAGCAACAGTGCTTCGGAGAAGACGCTCCAATACAACAAACTGTTCAACAGTTACGAAGGCGATGACGAACGCCGCTTTGTTCAGTTCCTGAACTTAGTCGGGTTCGGCACCTTGTTCCTTCGTCCTGAAGGTCAAGCACCGCATTTCGACACCCCTTCAGAGGGCAACCGTTATCAAGTAACGTACCGCACCTGGGCACTCGGATACCGCGTTACCAAGGAAATGATGCTGGAAGATCCCAAGCGGATCATCAAGCAACTTCCGAAGCAACTGCGCTACTCCAGCGACCAAACGAAGGAACGCCTGTTCTGGTCAATCCTGAACTACGCCTTCAGCGCCGCAGTACCTTACGCAGACGGTCAACCTCTCTGCTCGTACAATCACCCGTTACAAGGCGCAAGCTCAGTACCTGGCGTGAATTCGTACAGCAATTACCTCGGTAACGCTCCATTCACCGTGGAAACGGCTCAAGAAGCTCAATACCTTATGGTCACGATCCCCAATGATCGCGCACTCTTAACCACTCGCCGCCCAGAGCGCCTTGTATACCCGATCGGTATGCATCAAGTCGCACTCGAAGTTACTGGCTCAGGTTATCGCCCAGGCGAGAACACGAACTCAGTTAACGTTGCCGGTGGATCGTTCGACCTCATGCCGACCGACTACCTCAACGCTCCTCTCAATGGACCGTTCCCGTGGTTCGTTGCGGCTCCGATGGGTCAACCCGGAGACCCAGGTCACTCGATGTTCTACAGCATCAAATACGATACCCAAAAATCCAACGTGGACCCATACACCGAATCAATTCTCCACAAGACGGAATTCCGTGAAATCCACGGCGTCGTCGATGCTCGTGGTGTTGTCGGATCGGCAGGCTAAGCCATGCAAAACACAATAGGTAAGAACACTTATCCGCAGGCGGTGGGGTA